GTGACCGTCTCTCTTACAGTGTTAGATAAGAAGAACGCAGCTTCCAATACCTTCTCACGAGTAGTGGGTGAAGGTGATGGAACTACCTTTTCTATGAATTTTAAGATTGAGAATCTTAAGATACTGCCAGGCAACTATAATGTTTCTGTCAGTTCTAAAGGAATATCACATTTTAATAATGCAGATATTGAATTAGAATACTTTATTGCCTTAGAGCCCGACAGTAAGTACGGAGTTTAGGTATAAATAACTATATGGTTCTTGCTTGTCTCAGCAAAATCATGGGAGTGTATCAGTCTCATCATTCTACAACGGTGATACACACACAAAGTTCGGTGGGGTACTTTGACCTTTTTATATTATGAGAACTAAATGATTCAAGAATTTCTATTTGTCGAAAAATATCGACCCAAAACTATCGAGGATACAATACTTCCTCAACAATTTAAAGACCAATTTAAAGAGTTTGTAAAAAAGGGAGAAATCCCAAACTTATTATTAGCGGGTTCTGCTGGTTGTGGTAAAACAACTATTGCAAGAGCATTGTGTAACGAACTTGGTGCAGACTATATCATGATCAATGGTTCTGATGAAGGACGATTGATTGATACACTCAGAACAAAAATCAAAAACTTTGCATCAACTGTATCACTTCAGGGAGGCCCGAAGGTGGTTATCCTAGATGAAGCAGATTACATAAGTGCAGAAAGTGTTCAACCTGCATTGAGAGGATTCATAGAAGAGTTCTCCAGTAATTGTAGATTCATCTTTACCTGTAACTACAAGAATCGAATCATACCTGCACTACACTCACGAACAACGGTAATCGATTTCAAGATCAACCCAAAAGAAAAACCAAAACTTGCACAACAAATGTTGCATACCTGTGAAGAAATATGTCGAAATGAAAATATCGTAGCTACTCCTGCTGTGTTAGCAGAATTAATTATGAGATTCTTTCCTGACTTCCGAAGAGTTTTAAATGAAATGCAAAGGTATGGAGTCAGTGGAGTTATAGATTCGGGGTTACTATCATCTTTGAGCGAGGAGAAACTAACCCCTTTAATAAATATGATTAGAGAAAAGAATTGGGGAGCAATGAGAAAATGGGTCGGACAGAACTCAGACAATGATTTCACTTCATTGTTTCGTAAAGTGTTCAACACACTTGAGGTTCAATTAGAACCTACTTCAATCCCTGCAGCTGTTTTAATCATTGCAGATTATCAATACAAAGCTGCATTCGCAATGGATGATGAAATTAATTTCGTTGCATGTTTAACTGAAATAATGTCGGAGTGTAAATTCAAATGAGTGAATATGATGATGTCGTATATCGACAGAGACTTCTGTTAGAAGCCGAAGAATGGCAGACAGGTGTTAGATCACTTCATTGTCATAAATTATCATCAATGTGGTATGACGATAGACCTCAAGACACCGAGAATAGTCAAGTACTTGACACAATCTACAACAGTGGTGTTATTAAACGAGAAATTATCAATACAGGTAAAATCATCATTTGGGGTAAAGCACTTACTGGTGATGAATTAATAAATTCTTACACAAGACACAACACCCATGCCTAAACGAAATCCTTTTGATTTTGTCAAAGATATTTCCCATGATAAAAAGGATATCATGGTGGATGAGATCGAAGAAAAAAACTACGCCCCCTTCCTTGTAAACAAATCATTGTCCTATCATCAGGATTCTGTATTCTTTGCTAATGAGATGAACAGTCGTCACCACCTTGACAATCGTCTTCAATTCCTATTTTTACTAAATACTCTTAGAAAAAGACAAAGGTTTTCGCCATGGCAGAAACCGTATATTAGTAAAAAACTCGATACCATAAAAAATTATTATCAGATATCTACACTAAAAGCAAAAGAGTATATGGAAGTGTTATCAGATAAAGAGGTTCGTGAATTGAAAAACAGAATGAAAGTTGGTGGACAAAACAATGACTGACAATGAAGATTTAGTATCGGATTTGGTTGAAATAACCTTCCCCGAAAAAGACGACTTCCTAAAAATAAGAGAAACACTCTCTCGTATAGGTGTTGCATCACGCAAAGAACAAGAACTATTTCAGTCTTGCCATATCCTTCATAAAAGAGGGAAGTACTATATCGTACACTTCAAAGAACTATTCAAATTAGACGGTAAACCTACCAACATAGATGATTCAGACATAGGCAGACGAAACACTATAGTGTCTCTTCTTGCACAATGGAAACTTCTAACAATACTAATTCCTAGCAGAATAGACGAACCAAGAGCTCCGTTAAGTCAAATTAAGATTATTCCTTTTAAGGATAAAAAGGACTGGAAATTGACCACAAAGTACACCATCGGGACTAATAAAACCTAAATATATTCTGATAATAACTTAATCAGGAGAAATTTATGTTAGAATTTATTCAGTGGGTTATAGGATGGATAACAGTGATTCCTTGGTTGGTTATGGGTGCATCTTTGATAGCAGCTGTAACACCAACACCAGTCGATGACGGCTTGGTGAAAAAGGCTTACAAAGTATTAGATTGGGTCGCTTTCAATATAGGGAAAGCAAAAGACACCTAAATACTAACGACAATTAATAAAGATAATTTAAGAGGTAATTATGGATACAGAATATATAATCATGGCATTGGTTGTGGCTGCAATTGGATATGCGATCTACGAAGAACGCAAAAAGAAGTCCAGTTCAAAGTCAAGTACAACACCTGCAACACCTTCAAAGGTGAAAAGTCGCCGTGAAATGGGCCCAGGCCCTGGCGCACGAAACAGAGCTGAGGCTCCAACCATTGCAGAGTTGAAAAAACTTACTAAACAACAACTTTTAGACCTTGCAGATAAGAACAGCATCAAAGTAAAACGAAGTGGTTCTAAAGCAGAGGTTGTTAAAGCAATTGCTAAACACAAGTGATTTGAATAAATACACTTTTTAAGGGGTCTTTATTGACCCCTTTTTTTCGTCTGTAAACTGTCCTCGATCATAAATAACTACATGGAAGAATTATTTGGATTGATAGGTGAAGTGGGGGCCCCGATTGCAGGAAGTCTTGTGATGGGGTTTTTTATCTTTATTGTTATAAAACAGATGCTTGAAGGACTAGTTGATGATATAAAAACATTAACAATGTTCTGCTCATCTCTAGAAAACCGTGCAAGAATGATGTCTAACGAAATGATTAAGATTGATCTCCTAGTGTCTAGTGCATTGGAATTGAGACCCGATATTGATCGAGTTGCTCGAGCAGAGAATTTCATTGAGGATAAAAAACTGGATGTGAGGAGAGACTAACATGGAAGGCGTCGCTCAATTAATCTCAGATTATGGTTTCCCCACGGTAATGATGGTTGGATTGGGCTATTTTATTTACTATGTTTGGTACTTCATCGGTGAACACCTAGAACCTGAGATTGAAAAACAACATTTTGCACTCATAAAGGTTATAGATCAAGTTAGAATGTTAGACCAAGATTTAATTAGGTTGCAGCAAAAAGTAAATGTGGTTCTCGAAATGAAAGAAACACTAAAAAAAGAAGGTATTAAAAATGATAAAACTAAAAAAGGATAAAGGATTACTGATAATTGGATGGGCGATCCTCATCAGTTTTTTTGCTTCAGGTATTAAAGCAGACGAAATAGTACATAAATTTAAAAGTCCATCTTTTAGTGGAATCGGTCAGTCTTCACATTATCTCACGATTGAGAATCAAGAGAAATCAAGACGAGATAAAATTAAGGCAGACTTGGAAGATGCAATTGCAAAGGCTGATAGAGAAGCAAAGAACACTACACTTTCTAAATTTTTAAGAAACGTAGAGAGTAGAATTTATGCTCAGATAGCAAAACAGTTAGTGGAAAATATGTTCTCTAACGGAGAGGGTGTTGCCTATGGAACATTTACTATTGAAGGGAACACGGTAACATATGAAAGGTTGGTAGGTGAAGATGGTGTAGATTTCATTAGGTTGACTATTGTAGCAACTGATGGAACAACAACAACTTTAGATATACCTGTAGGTACTGGCGGTTTTTAAATGAGAATACTGGGACTGGTAGGAGTTATGCTACTCTTGCTTACAGCAGGTTGTGCAAGCATACCTAGTGTTAATGACACTTGTACTACTGAAATAATGAAAAAACTAGGTGAGTGTATAGAAGAAGCTCAAGTAGTTAATATACCAACGTATCAGGAACTTGCAGACTTACCACCTGCTAAGATAATGCCAGTTGTAGCAGTCTATGCCTTTTTGGATAAGACTGGCCAACGAAAATCGAAGGATGGAATAGCTTCATTCTCGACTGCAGTTACACAAGGTGCTGAATCATTTTTGATTGATGCACTTAAGACTGCAGCTAAAGGTAAATGGTTTAAAGTAGTAGAACGAACAAGTTTGGATGCACTCGTAAGAGAGAGACAGATCATCCGTTCTACTAGAGAAGATTTTGCGGCACAGGAAGGTAATGAAGATTCCCCAACAGGAATTCAACCTTTACTGTTCGCAGGAATCCTGCTGGAAGGTGGGCTAATTGGTTATGATTCAAATATAGAATCTGGCGGCCGAGGTGCAAGATACCTAGGCGTTGGTGCTAGTAACTCCTATAGGAGAGATGTTATTACTGTAAGTTTGAGAGGAATATCAACACTTACAGGTGAAATATTATTAAATGTGCAAACGACTAAAACGATTCTTAGCACAGGTGGTGGTTATGATGTATTCCGCTTCGTAGATATGGACACGAAGTTAGTGGAAATTGAAGATGGCGTAGCAAACAATGAAGGGGTTACAAAAGCAACTCGTTCTGCGATTGAACTTGCCGTCTTAGAACTAATATACCAAGGCCATGATAGGGGTTTTTGGGTAATTTCAAATGGACATCGTCATCCTCACAATAGTGATGGGATTAACGAGAAACATTTAATAGAGGAAAAAACAAATGAAAAATAAACTATTGCTCATTATGTTAACATTAGGATTGTCATCCCAAGTATTTGCTGGAGCAGATGATAACGAAATCTGGATACAACAATCTGGTACAGCGTTAACATTGAATCTTACGCAAAAAGGTTATGGCAACAAACTAGGTGGAGATAACTTTGCAGGAACATCAATTGATATGATATTGACTGGTGCTACTAACAGTTTAACCATGATACAATATGGTGATTTAAACAAACTGTACGGGCCTTTCATTGCAGACACTTCAGTAGTAAACTTAACATTTACTGGTGGGTCTAACGCAATGGATTGGAACGTAGGTTATCAAGGTTCTGCCGATAATCTCAATATGTTAGGAGTCGTAACAGGTTCATCTAACACATTTGATATAGATGTCGGTTATGCAGCTTCTGCTGAATACTTAAACTGGGACTTAGTAACAACTGGTTCAAGTAACGTATTTACTACTGTTGTTGATTCAGATAATGCTGTTTGGAATTGGACTGTTACAGGTTCAACCAATGACATTAACACTAATCAATCAGATGCAACCGATAATAAAATCACAGCAATCTTAACTGGTTCTTCAAATGATATTGACATCATTCAGAAATCAGGTTCAGATACAAGTTGTCCTTCAGGTCAATCTTGTTCGGGTATTATTGATGTATCGTTTGTGACTAGTAATGGTAATATCGATATTGTACAAAAAGACGATAACGACAGTTAAGTTTCTACTAATCGGTCTCGTTGCATTTCCTGTATTTGCAGCCAGTCCGATTGGAGAAATTATAGAACAGAAGGGATACGCAGGTCTCCAACGAGACGGTGAGTATAATGTTATCTCTGCAGAGCTATTACCCGATGTGTTGATGTATGATACAGCACAAACTCAGAATGGAAGAATGAAAATCAAATTCTCAGGTGATGAAGAATTAGATTTAACAGAACACTCAAAGGTTTGGATCGATGAGGTCTATTATGATCCCGACCCAAGTCTTTCAAAGATGTCATTAAGAATGGCACAAGGCACCGCTCGATTTGCATCGGGTTTCGGTGGAAAAATTAAGAAAGCAAACATTGACATTCGTACACCTACTGCCACAATCGCAGTGCGAGGCACCGATTTCACCACAAGTATTGATGAACTCGGAAGGTCACTGGTTATTTTGCTCCCTGATAGATGGGGAGCTCCTTCAGGAGAAATTGTAGTGTTCAATGCAGGTGGCACTGTTACACTAGATGAAGCATATCAGGCGACAATGGTCTCGACCTATGACGACTCACCAACTACACCAGTAATCGTCAATGGTATTACTGGTGGAATGATCGATAACTTATTCATTGTCAGTCCACCTGAAGAAGTCAAGAAAGCTATTGCAGAGGACAGCGGTAAGAATGAGAATGATAGTGCTAATATTCTTGATGTGGATTTTCTAGAATTCAATGACCTAGAGGAAGACTACTTTAAAGATGATGAATTAGAATACACAGAGCTCGACATAGATTTCTTGGATGTTGATTTCTTACAGGATTTGCTTGATATCGTAGTTGGTATTGATAAAAAGATTGGTATACAGAGAACAAGATCAGATGCATTTGGTAATGTTCGTATTGAAGGAACAATTGCAGGATTTGATAAAGACACTCAATACAATACAATTATAGACAAAGGATTAGATCAAATATGGTTTTACAGGGAAGTTAATGGTATTATTTCCATTAGAATACCCACATATGTACAGGCATCCATTAGAACCATAACAGATCAAAAGGAATCAAACATACAGGTTGGTGATGGAACATCTATAAATATTATAATCGAACAGACAAATTAGGAGAAGATATGATATACATTCAATGGTTAAGGTTCAAAAAATGGCATGAGACCCAACTTTTTGGTTTTCAAAAAGCATGTCGATTGGATGACTATACAATGTTGTGGTTAGCATTTGGGGAAGGAGTTATCTTAACTTTAATCTTCCAGTGGATATTCTAAAATGGACTTGCCAGCAAAATTATTAATAGGTGCTACGATCTTCCTTATATGTGGATTGTCATTTAAAGCCTTTGCTGATGATGACAACAAGGTTGATGTGAACACTACTGGGAGTCAGTCAAATGATTCCCTAGTGTTTAATGTAACTCAAATAGGTTATGACAACGACACCATCTTTACATTAGGTGGGTCATCAAATTCAATACTCATCAAGCAAGAAGGAAACAACAACGAGATTTCCTTCGTAGATTACTGGGGTTCGGGAGAAACTTGGGGTGGAGACCTAGATGGGAACTCTAATACACTACACTTAGAACAAAGTGGAACTGGTTCTAAGAACGATATAGGATTCCACATAATAGGAAATAGTAATACAGTTCGATGGGGACAAGGAACAGTACTCAATAATTCATCCGACACCACATTTGATTCTGCCTCAGCTGTCGCAGACGATGGTGGTCATAAACTAAACCTAGACATCCATGGAAGTGATAACACACTCATAGGATATCAGAAATCCAATTTGGTAAATGGTGGAGACCATACTGCAACGGTATATCTTTACAGCGATAATAACACTGCATGGTTACGGCAACAAGGTGCTGGTGATAAGACTCTCTATCTGAGAACGAACAACGATGATAACGTAGTAAACAGTAATCAAAAAGGAAGTGGGGATCATGCGACATCCATTACACTTGGTGGTTCATACGGAACTACACTCAACCTAATACAAAATAGTTCATCAAACCAGTCATACAACCTTACACAAAGTTGTTACACCTCTGGCGGTTGTACAATTTCAGTCACACAAGACTAAGATTTACTATATACTTTCTTACATAGGAGTACGACTTGATGAAATGGTTATTGACATTGATTCTTTTTATCTCCGCCGCTGGAAGTTGTGACAGTGCGGAAGCAGAAACACTAAACGACTGGCACCCCACAAACAAAAGATTATTCTATTCTTACGCAGCTCTAAACACAATGGATGTTCTCCAGACATTCGACCTTATTGACTGTCAGAAACACATTGATTGCACCTACTGGGAAACAAACAGTATTGTAGGGACTCACCCTTCTAAGGGAGAAATTCTTTTAGTTAAAGGTCTTTCAATGGCTGGAACATATTATCTTCTTAAGAATGCTAATGAAAGGGAGAAATTTATTGCACTAAGTGTCATTAATATGATGATGTTTAAGACAGTTGCAGACAATCATGCAATAGGTTTACGATTTCACATTTCCTTTTAACCCTAAATAACTATATGAGTACTGAAGAGAGAGATAGAGTAATAGCTATGGTTAATGAGTTTCGTAAAACTCAACGAAAAAGGTTCTGGAGAAGACTCCTTTCTGCCTTTATTGCTGGTGGATGTATTGTTCTTGCCCTTTACATATTCTTTACTAGAATGTAATTCATGAAACAAGAATGTCCACCTGAGTTTTATGAATGTCTTACCGAAGCAGAATACGATGAGATTTTAGACCTCTTTGAAGAGAACGAAATAGAAATGCCTGAGGCATTAGGTGATGTCGAAGCTGCATCTGATTTTGTTTGGCAAGTTCTCTTCCTTACACCAATAGAACTAGTTTACATAGGTTTTACTATGACTGTTCTTGCATCTTACGGACTCGCTATATATTACATCTATAAACGAATACAAAAGAAATTTTCATAATGTACTCTTGGAAAACTGTCTTAGTAACAATAGGATTACTCTTTACTCTTAAACTTTGGAATCCGATGTTCATCGAGAACATCTCATGGTCTTGGTTTGATTACCTACACTCAACACACCCCACCTTAGAATATGACCCCACATCAGGATTACCTGAAATAGTTCTTGTAGATATCGATGAAAAATCAGTAGAACAACATGGCCAACTGCCATTCCCCAGAGATGTCTATGCAACGAAGATGTTAAAGGAACACTACACTAACACTTATGTGTTCAATCAAGTCTTTTCAGAACCCGATAGATTTGGTGGAGACAACGCATTTGCAGAAGCATTAGTCAATAGATTATCAATTTTATCCTCAGCCCCGACCATACAGACCGAAAAAGGGTCATCTCCCTTTGTAGGAACTAGTACTTTGGGTGGGGGAAACGCAAAAGATGCAGTGTGGGGGTTCTCAGGAGTCCTCAGCCCCATTCCTGTACTGGAACAGAACACCTATGGAGTAGGGGTCACTACTGCAACTCCTAGTCAAAAGGGTACTCCAAACTTCGATGGGACGATAAGATCAGCACCATTACTACTTCAAGCTAACGATCAGATATACCCTTCACTTGCAGTTGAAGTGTTAAGAGCATATAACGATGAGAAATCGTATCAGATGAAAGTCACCAAAGAAGTAGGGGTTGAGTGGATAAGAGTCGGAAGACAAAAACCAATCAACACTACCCCTCAAGGTGACTTGATGATATCGTATTGGAATAAATTCAAGAGATATTCCTTTACGGATGATCTACCTGAGAATTCTATTCTCGTATTCGGGGTGACTGCTGAAGGGTACAACAATCCAGTTTCAACCCCAATGGGTGTAATGTATCCTCACGAAGTTCAAGCAAACCTAATCCAAACCGCTTTGACAGGAGTTCAAATACAACAATCCTACTTTCTTGAATTCTTAGAGACTGTTCTTCTGTTGTCAGTCCTTTTAGTAGTGTTGGTAATGGTTTACAGGCTTCCCACAGGTCTTTCGGGGACATTGAGTTTAGCACTCGTAGGACTTCAGGTGGGTGGGAGTTATTATATTTGGACTTCAGAGCTCGTTCTATTCGATACCTTCTTTTCATCTATGGCCTCCTTAGTAGTGTTCGGTCATGCATCTTTTAACAAATACTATGTAACTTTCCAAGAAAAGCAACAAATAAAGAAGCAGTTCCAAAAGTATTTATCACCTGACATGATTGAAGAGCTCCAAAAACACCCCGAAAAATTGAGACTTGGTGGAGATAGAAAGGAACTTTCATTCCTTTTTGCTGACATTGTCGGATTTACCCCAATCAGCGAAGCTTATATGAAAAACGATGACCCTGAAGGTCTAGTGTTACTCATTAATAGATTCCTCGATGGGATGTCAAAAATTGTACTTGCAAATGGTGGAACTATTGATAAATTCATGGGCGACTGTTTAATGGCATGGTGGGGAGCTCCACTAGATTGTCCGAACCATGCAGAAATGGCAATGAAATCTGCAATGGAAATAGAACTACTTACAGAACAAATGAACAAAGATATTAAAGAAGAAGGAATTGATTTACCACCAGTGGTCATAGGCACTGGAATTAACACTGGCCAGTGTATCGTGGGCAATATGGGGTCAGAAGAACGATTCGATTATTCAGTTGTCGGAGATGCAGTTAACCTTGCAGCTCGACTTGAAGTGCAAACTAGAACCTATAACACACCTATCCTATTCTCAGAATTTACCAAAGACCAACTCGATATTGACTGGAAGTACATCGATGAAATCAATGTGAAGGGTAAGGAAATACCAGTTAAAATCTATGCTCCACTATTCGGTGCAGAAAAAGAATTAAGAAAATTACAAAAAACCTCTTGAAATATTAAGGATACCTTGTTATAATGTATAAATACTAATGTAATTGCCTTCGGGGATTACATATTATTAACTTGCTTTTAAATAAAGGAGAAACTTATGACAATCTATGACGATGTCTTCGGGAACACATTCCCATTCGCAATCGGGTTCGACAGAACCTTCAGACTATTAGAAAACGCACAAACCAGTGCATCGACTAATTACCCACCCTACAATATTGTAAAACACGATGCAGAACATTTCAGTATCGAACTTGCAGTAGCTGGATTTGATAAAAAAGAAATTGATATCTCGAAAGAGAAAAATCAACTTATTATCGAAGGCTTACAAGAAGAAGGTGGTGATGTAGAATTTGTCCATAGGGGACTATCCTCTCGAAATTTTAAAAGAACATTTACACTTGCAGACGACATAGTTGTCCAATCAGCAGTGCAAAAAAATGGGATTTTAAGTATTTCATTAGAGAGAATTATCCCTGAAGAGGACAAACCACAAACTATTAAAATTAGTTAAAAACCCTCTTGTGTGATACCTCTATTTGAGATATAATAGAGGTATCTTTTAATTATGGAACAAATATTATGAATGAAGTAGAAATGGGATTACCCATTGAAGAGGGTCAACAAGTGCCTGATGTGGATTGGCCAATTCGATCTAATGGTGAATGGGAAACCTTAAACTCCACAGAAGAATTTGCAGGAAAGAGAGTTATTCTATTTGGATTGCCTGGCGCATTTACACCAACCTGTTCAACACAACAATTACCAAGTTTTGAAGCAAATTTTAAGAAATTTCAAGCGTTGAAGATTGATGATATTTATTGTCTGTCAGTAAATGATACATTTACTATGAACGCTTGGTTTAAAGAATTAGGCATTGTTAATGTAAAACCAATACCTGATGGTAATGGTGAATTCACACACAAATTTGGTGCAGAAGTTAAGAAATCAAATCTTGGTTTCGGATACAGATCATGGAGATATGCAGTAGTTATTAATGACGGTAAAGTCGAACAATTATTTGCAGAAGAAGGATTCACTGATAATGCCGAATCAGACCCTTATGAATTTTCAAAACCTGAATATATTATGCAACACTTAGCATACGCTGGTGTAGCTTAGGTTAATGAAATATAGAGTTGTAAAAACTTATGGAAACGAGAAAGGACTATCTTGCGCATTCCGTCAATGGAAAGCAGATAGTCACTGTTCCCTAATCCATGGGTACTCATTAGGATTTGAAATTACTTTTGAAGCAGAAGAACTGGATGAAAGAAACTGGGTTATCGATTTTGGTGATCTTGGTCGTCTTAAAAATTTCTTAAAGGAATATTTTGATCACAAAACAGTTGTGGCCGAAAACGATCCCTATCGTGAAGAGTTTGAATACTTAGCTGATGAAGGGGTATGTGAACTAGTCATATTACCTGAAACTGGTTGTGAAATGTTTGCACAACATGTATTTGAATTCTGTGAAGAAGAATATAATGACATGCGAGTTCAGGTGGTGTCAGTTAGATGTTTTGAACACGGAGCAAATAGTGCTTTATTCGGAAATTTTTAGAAGCATTCAAGGAGAAGGACATTACACTGGTGTCCCAACAGTTTGGTTAAGATTCTTTGGATGTAATCTAGAGTGTAATGGGTTCGGTCAAAAAGACCCAACAGACCCATCCACTTACGAACTTCCTTACGAAAAAATCGATTTAACAGACATAATGGCAGTAGAAGACTTACCAGTTTTCAAATTCGGTTGTGATTCATCTTATTCATGGTCAAAGAAGTTTGCAAAGATTCAAAAAAGTAAATCACCTGAAACCATTGCAGAAGAATTGCAAGACATGATGATGGAAAACTACCATCTTGCATTTACTGGTGGTGAACCATTACTACCAGCTGCACAGAAAAATATGGTTAAAATTCTAAAACACTTCAAACAAAAGAATCCTGATCTAGCATCTAGAGGGTTTCAAATGACCCCTTCCCACATTACGATAGAAACTAATGGAACGAAACCACTTAAAGAGGGGTTACGAGATTGGATCAGAGGTCATAATCAAGAGTTTTTCTTCTCATGCAGTCCTAAGATATTTGGAACAAGTGGAGAGAAGGATGCAATCAAGCCTGAGGTAGTAAAAGAATATTGGAATGTATCTCATAAGGGACAATTGAAGTTTGTCTGTAATGGGTCAGATCAATCGTGGAATGAAATCGAAGATGCAATAGTACAATTTAGAAATGCAGGGGTTAATTATCCAATATGGATTATGCCTGTAGGTGCATTAGAAGAAACACAAAAAGATAATGCAGCTATGATTGCAGAACAAACAATGGATAGAGGATACAATGTATCTGCAAGAGTTCATTGTTACATATGGGGTAACCAAATTGGAACGTAATCTAATCATATCCTGTTGTCCCGATAAGTTAGAAGGAATGCATCAAGCAATTGATATCTATCAAGGAAGAAGTTACAAACTAGTACGTTCAGAAACGCTAAATAATATTAGAGTCTTTATACTATCTGCAAAATATGGTCTACTAAAGTCAGACACTATGATTGAGAACTATGAGTTGAAGATGGATGAAGAAAGGTCACTAGAACTAATAAATCAAGGAAGACCATTTGAGTTAGAAGGGGAAGTTTATGTTTATGGTGGAAAGAATTATAGAAATGTAGTTAATGCATGGTTTGATAATGTTACTGAACTTGTCGGGCCAAATAGAGGAATAGGAGACCATTACTCTGCATTGAAACAGTTTATTGAAAAGAACCAAAATATAGGAAGGTTACCATTATGAAAGATAAAGTATTAGTAGTATTAAGTGGTGGACTAGACTCATCCGTTGCAGCTATGATGATGGTTGATGAATATGATTCTAATAATGTACAAACCATCACATTTGACTACAATCAGAAACAAAAAGTGGAGATTGATAAAGCATTTGAACTAACAAACAAGTTAGGTATACAACATAAGATAGTTAACTTAGATATGTTAGGAGACATTGCATCACCGATGTCAGCAAATATAAGTGGTTCAGATATCAGTATGCCAAACATTAAAGAAGTGTTAGGAGACCCACAACCAGTTACTTATGTTCCATTTAGAAACATGATACTATTATCGATTGCATTGTCTTATGCAGAAGTGCAAGGGTGTAATAAGATTGTTACAGGATTACAAGTACATGATGAATATGGATACTGGGATACAACTCAGAAGTTTGTAGATTCTATGAATGCAGTTGCATCACAAAACAGACAACACAAAATAGAGTTACTTGCACCATTCTCAGAGATGTCTAAAGCAGACGAAATAGAGATTGCAATTAAACTTGGAAAATTCCCCTTGTTAAAACATACCCTTACATGTTATAATCCTACTAAGGATATTTCTTGTGGTACATGTCCGTCATGTGCAGAGAGAATAATGAACTTCATGAAGGTAGGGAGAATAGACCCGATACCTTATGAAATAGAGATAGATTGGAAAGTATAATGTGCGCAATATTTGGTAGTTTTGACAAAGAGAAATTTGAATCATTAGCAGAGTTAAATCAATATAGAGGTGATTACTCATGGTCAATAACACAATTTGTTACAGGTGCATTTAAACATTATCGTGACGGTGAAACAGTTTTTAGTTCAAGAATGAGAAAATCTCTTGGTAAATTTCAACTGGAAGGTTGGGATAATGATTTTGAAGAGTATGATTCTACACTTTATAAGACTTATTGGTTAGGTCATGTTCAAGCACCCACAACAGTAAGTGTAGAAATGCACCCTTCCTGTATAAAAAAAGACATGTTATGGCACAATGGTATCATTAAAGATTATCAAGTAAAAGAATGGCAAGAAGGATATGGTAGTCTTAATTGGGATACAGAATTATTTCACAGACACATATTATTAGGTGGTGATCTTGATGATGTCGATGGAACATTTAGTTGTGCAAGATATGATGGAGAGCAAGTCACTCTTTTTAGAAACGAAATTAGTCCGTTGTTTTATGATGAAGATTTAAGTATCAGTTCAGTTAAGTTTGAAAATTCTGAGGAAACAGAAGCGGGAGTTAACTATGGTATGGATTTTCACAGTAAGGTTTTAGAACCGCTAAATAGATTTGAAACTAAAGAAAACCCATATTACTTTGGATAATAGGAGAATAATAAATGAAGAAAGATAGTGAACTAGGTAAACAGGTCAGAGACCATCTAGTAGAGTTGGGTGTAGAAACACCTATGAATGGTGGATATGATTACAATATAGATGCAATCGCAGGCCACTTTAAACCTATTATGGAAAAGATAGGATGTGATATGGAAGATGACAGTATGAAAGATACACCCCATAGAGTTGCATCCATGTTTATG